ATTTGTATTAAACTTTGGTGTTTTATCTGCACCTGCAGAAATTTTATTTGAGTATCCTACGTAATCATCATTACTTAATTGAACAACTACATCTGATGGATTTTTTGGTGATACTCCTGGTGGTTTACCTCTTGGACACCAATACACTTTATCAACGGCACTATCAGGTAGTAAATCTTTTTTAATTGCTATGGCGTTTGCGTATCCTATTTTTATATCTCTCTCGGCACTCTCATCTTTATCTAACAGTTCAGCAAGTTCTTCATATGTTACCTGACTTACACCACTAGCACTAGGGTTCAAAACGCCTGTAGATTTCTTTCCTAATTTAGAGGCATCAGATTCTAATTTTTGTACAAAATTTGCTTTAGGATATTTGTTAATTAAAAAAAATACAGAAAGAATTTCATTTACATTTGAGGAAGCAGTAGTGTCTTTACGAGATTTCATGCCTAGGTGACCAACAATATCACTTTTTCTTATGTTAATAAATTGTTTTAATTCTGTTGTACCATTGTATATTTGAAATATAAATTTACCACGAGTATCTAATATATTTTTACCCTTACCTTTATCTACATTCTTATATAAAGGATCTTTAAATCCTACTGTCTTGCTTACCCTACTATTTACTGCTGCTACCACAGTATAGAATGGGTTTAGAACATTTTTCTGTTTATAATATGGGGATACTGTTACCATACTGCTATTTATACTACATTATAGCATAAAAGTCAAGCAGTTATTGGTCTTTGATATTACCGAGGGTGAGGAATTCGACAATGCCCCCATTGGGTTCCCATTGTCTATGTTTATTTTGATGTTTTGTAACTGAGTCTGCATCCTCTTTGAAGAAATGCTCACAGATAATAGATCCTGTGGGTTTCTCAATGCATTGCCACAGGATCTTTCTATTCTTTTTAACCATTACGGTCTTATAACTCAACTTAGTATTCTTAGTACTAGGTCGTTTTTCTTTTTTATTAGATGAACCGAAGTTTCTTGATCTGGATAATCTCATTGTTAGTTTACCTTACTCTTACCTTTAAATACTATTGATACATTTTCAAGCATTTCATTTTCAACTGACCTTAATATATAAGGTATTCTTGCGTCAAATACTACAACACGACCTGTTTTTGGCCAACATGATTTTACAATGTTTATATTTTCATCACCATTAAGTCCATAAGGTGTATTAATAGCCATTGCTTTCATTTCTTCTGTAAGATTAGGTGTCCAGAACTCAATCGAACCACCATACTCTGGTTGCCAGTCAGGTGTCAAATATACAATAACTATATATTCATTACCAACTTTTGAGTCTTGTTTGATTTTATCACTACTTTTATTATAAGAACTAATGTAACAATCAGTAAGTTCAATACCAGGATTTACTTTTTGCCAAAGTTCATCTATAGGAGTATTGTCATCATCATTTGTTTTCAGAGCGTGCTCATAGTATTTTTTTATATCTTCTTCAGATATTGTGTCGTCTGAAAAATGTATAATTTGATGATAGTCACCACCCGTTAAAGCATCAGCATTTATTGAATAAACTTTGCCAGTTTTAGTATCTGTAATCTCAAACCTATTGGGACTATCTGGATCACCTATCGATTCAATATCAAATTTTTTTTCATCTGAAGCAGTATTTGCTACTGATTTTAGTTCTGAAACTGATTCAGGATCATTCATATCAATTACTTTTGTCATATTAATCTTCTATTTCTTTTTAGGTTCTAAGAGTGGATCGTATAGTGCTACAAGTGTTCTATACTTACCTTGAGCAACTGCTAGTGCTTCTACTTTCTTTTCAACTGTTTCGATATAGTCAATGTGTTCAGCAACACCTTGTGGGTTGTCAAAGAATGTTTTTAATTCTGCCTTGCCCATTTCGATATCTGCTTCAACTTTTAATAATAGTGCTTCTTTAATCATATTTATTCTCTCTCCGAAGAGTCTGCTTACGCAGACTCTTCCGTTGCAGCTGCTTCTTCTTCAACAGGTGCTACACCATTAAGTACTGATGCTTCATCATCTGTGATTTCAGCGTCTGGATTAACATTATCTGTTAAGTGCTTAGCATAGTGATTCAATACAATCTTTGCTTCATTGATTTGAAGATTCAATTGATTGATTCTGTTCTGAGCGTCTTGTGCTCTAATGATGGCAACTTTAGAAGTATCATCTAATTTTTGCTCATCATATTTTTTGTCGTTTATAGTTACAGTCATTTTACTGTTCCCTTTCTTTGTTATTAATTTATATTTTTACTACATCACTAGCGGACATTTTGCCTCGCTGCTCTGTCAGTTCGTATGTCAGTATGTCGCCTTCATCAATCGTAGATATATTTGCTGCCTGTAATGCTGAAATATGCAAAAATGCATCCTTACTACCATCATCAGGTTCAATAAATCCAAAACCTTTCTTAGCGTCAAACCATTTAACTTTACCTTGTGCCATTGTGCCTCCTTTCTAAATTTTAAAATCTGAAAACTTACCTTGTTTTTCAAACTTACTTGTTATAGTAGATGACTTATCTTGTCCACTATCTACTAAATCTTCTTGAGCGACCTGTTCAACATCATACAGTCGCATTTTAGAACGATCAACACCAATGATAAACTTACGATTTAAAGTTGGGTCGTTATATCTATTCTTCAATTGTTTAACCATTATCTGATTCTTTTCTTCTAGTTCCTCAGATGATATTAATGCAAACATAAAGTCTGCTGTTGCAGGTAATCCAAAACTTTCAGATGTATCTTCTAATCCTACATCACTACTTACAAAACCAGCCCGAGTTGTCTGTGTAGCAGAAAATATAGGTATATCATTTTCTACTGCCAAACCTCTAAGTTCTTCAGCGATTGATTTTATATATGTGTATGAGTTAACATTTGATCCTGCTTTAAATCTAGAACTTGCACATATATTTAAGTAATCAATAAAAACTATATCTGGTTTAAATGACTTCTTTAATGCCAGTTCATTTATCAAAGATTTGAAATGACCTGTATGAGCAGAAGCAGTTGGATATTCTTTAATAATTAATTTACCTGTAGTCTTACTTTGTACTTTATTTATCTTAGTTTCATACATTTGATATGGTAATTCTTCTAAATCACTCATACCTACATTCAATAGATTAGCGTCAATTCTTTCTGCAATTCTTTCTTCTGCCATTTCCATTGTGATATATAAAACATTCTTACCTTGTAATAAGATTGAAGAAGCAAGGTGTGTCATAAACATTGTTTTACCAACACCAGTACCTGCAAGACAAATATTCAAAGTCTTTGATGGGATACCACCTCTTGTTATCTTATTGAAATAATCTAAGTCTAGTTCTAATCTTTCTTCTTTAGTCCTATAGAAATCATATCTTTCTTTTGAATCTTCTAAATAATCGTGCCCTACTTTTTGATCGAATGAAACAGCCAAAGCATTTGATAACATTTCTGGTAGATACTCTGGAGTGTGTTCTTTATCTTTACCATCAAGTATCTGAATACCACCAAGTATTGCATTATGTATTGCACGATCTTTACAAAACTTTTCTGTTGTATCAACTAACCAGTTCAGATCAACTTTAACTGGATCAAGTGTAGATATAATATCTGTAATCTTTTTATACTCATCATCATTAACACTTTTATTAGAGTTAATCTCTATTGATAAAGATTCTTTTGTAGGAAGATTATTATACTTTGATACAAACTTCTCAATCTCTCTAAACAAAATCTGCTCATGTCTATCTGAAAAATATTCTTCTTTAAGAAAAGGTAAAACCTTTCTTGTATATTCTTCATTGTGAATTAGATGTTTAATCGCTGTAGTTTCAATTCTTTCCATAATTATTCTATTGGTTCCAGTTCTAGTTGCATTTTTTCAGATTCAGATTGCTTATCTTGTTTCATTTGCTCTTCTAATAGTACAACTAATATGTCACCGATATGATCTATAAAGTCTTGACTATCAGTATCAGCCATAATACCATTCTCAATGATAGTATAGTCAAACTGCATAGGCAAAGCACCTTCTGCTGTCTTTTTAGACTCGTCAGCAAATCCTACATTACCATACTTGTAAACTATACTTGCATATGGACCACTAATTAGTTTAAGTGCTGTAAAGTCCTCATTGGACTTTTCTACAAACACATAATCTTCTCGGTGTTTAGGACTTGTCGTCTGGTGTATCTTTGGTGGTGTTAATGTCAACTACATCTCCGTATTTAAATTCTTTCGTACAAACTTGATCTAACTTTTCTAATATTTCTGGTGTGTAATACTTTGTTGGATCATTGTTAATAGTTTTACCAAAGGTCTTAGTGCCGTCTGGTAATTCAATTCTTGTAGAAACTTGTTTAAATATATTGTACTTCAATGCTAAATCTAGCAGACCATAGTATCTATCTAAACCCTTATCATAGGTTAGTCTAACATCTACAACTTTATTCTCTTTTGTTAATCTGGATTTGTAATTTTTACAATGAATGATGTTACCTATGATTTCTGTGCCATCTTTTTCTTTTCGTTTAGAAAGATAGACAATGGAACTAGCCGCATATTTTAGACCAGAACCACCGCCCATTTCTTTTTGAGGGAACATACTACCTATAACATCATAGGTATGATTAGTAATAATAAGAGGAACTTTTGCTTTTCCTAATTTTAATGTCAATACTCTAAAAGCAGCTTTTACAATTTGTGCCCTTGTCATATCTTTTGTTTCTTTACCTGCTTGTGTATCTTCCATTTCTTTAGTAGTTGATAACATACCTAAAGAATCTAACACAAGTAATAATGGTTTTCTTTCAGAAGCATCTTGACCAGAGTATTTATCTAATACTGTAATCGCTTGATGTCTAAACTCTTGGACAGTAGTTACTGGCATAACAACCATTCTACTACTATCAATATCTCTATCTTCAATAATCTCTTTTGTTATTGCAGATTCACTCTCAAAGAATATAACTCCGCCATCTGGATTTTGATCTAAGAAGTTTTTACACATACCTAAAACAAAGAAAGTTTTACCTGTCGCACTTTCACCTGCAATAGCAGTTATCTTATTTGATGGAAGTCCTCGATGAATACTACCGCCGAGTAATGCATTAAATATATATGAACCTGTGTCTATGAATGAATCAACATCACCTGCTGAACCATCTGAAACTAGACTTGCATATTCATTACCTGTTTCTTTTATTATATCTTTCAAAAAATCACTCATATTATACCTCAATTCAATTTACTATTATACACTATTTATATGTTATTGTCAAGCGAAAAATTCATCTAAAGTTGCTTTTCTAGAATTTCTAAACAAGTCTAAATCTTTATCACCGAAACACCAGATGTTCTCAATAAACATTTTATTCATATTCTCATCTAACTTCTCTTTACTGAAGTTGCCATCTTCGTCTTTGAATACTGCCTTACCTTGTGGGCGTTGCATAATTCTCATACCGATCTGACCTAAGAACTTATCTTTAAGTCTATTTACTAATTCATCACTAGAGCGATAGCGTGTACCTTTGATTTTAGGATCCATAATATTACAGAACATAAATCTAGATACTTTCATACTCTTTTCTGCAACTGGTAAATAGAAATCATCACGCCATTTCTCATACTCATTGAACTTAAACCAAGATTGATTTTCTTCTAACTCACCACCCTTGTTATATTCTTCTGTAGAGAAGTAAGGTGGACTTGTAAATGCAACATCTATTGG